ACGTTAAGCGATTGGACTTGTCGCCGGGTCATGTTTTCCAGATCCGATGCGGCAACGGTCGTGAACACCTCGCGCATGAGCGGCGACAGTTTGCGCAAGATATCCTTGACCGCCCGCGCCTTCAATCGCTCAACATAGATCGCGTGTTTGACGCTGGCGTCGTATGCCGTTGTCACTGATCAGCTTCCCCGCTTTCTGCCTCTGGCTGTGGCGGCGGGGATTCAAAGTCGATGAACGCCCCGCCCTCACCTTCGATTAAGTCGCTTTCGTCGTCCGCGTCCACGTCCTCGTCCAGCACGCCGCGTCGCCGCGCTTCGGCAATATAGGTGCGCTTGCTGATGACGCCTTGAACGAACATATCGCGCACCTGATCCATGCTCAGGTGATTTAGGGCGCTAAACTCTTTGTTGACGAATACCTCTGTATCGGCGCCGCTAATGCCCGCAAGTTCAGCCATCCAGCCCATGCAGGTTTCCAGCGTGTCTTTGAGATTGTCAGCGTATATCGACAACCGGCTGTTTTGCTTCTGCTCGTCAATGGCATCGCCGGTCGCTGTGTTGCCGCCCGTTTTGCTGATGACAAGCTGCAATCCCAGCGCCTGCATTTGGAACTCTAGGTCTTTCAGTTCGATCCGCGCCTTGTCGATGCCGGTCCCGCTGATTTCGACCCACTGCATCCCCGCCGTGTCGCTGTTGGCAACAAAGGCATATCCGGTCGAAACGATCAGTTCGCCGGTTTCGCTGGCTTCGATGCCCATGTTTTTCAGGAACAGAAGCGGCGACAGCGACTTGTGCAGGCATGACGCCTTGTCAGATTGCAGCCGCCAGTGGGCAAGGTTGACTTCCGTCAGATCCTGCAAGGGCGACGTTGCGACCATGAATCCCGCGCGCTCGGTGTAGAACGGCGCGACCATGATTTCGGTCTGTTCGGTCGTGTATTCGTCCGCAAGCTCAAAGCCGGTCCCGTCCACGCGGCCCGTGGTGCGGTTTACAATCCCACCTTTGCTGCTGGTGGTCGTGCCCCGGTATAGGCGCACGCGCACACGGCCCTCGACCAGATCCTGCACGCGGATCTGTAATAGCGTTTCGTCGCTGAACTCGTCCCGGTCTGGATCTTCGACCTCTTCGAAGCTGCGGAACTGCGTCAGGACCGGCACGTTATTGACGTTTTCCCATTTCCAGCCCAGCACATCGTCAAGCGGCACATAAGACATTGATGGCCGCAGGTTCAGCGCCTGCGCTTGTCCGCGCGTTACCTCGCCTTCGCGGCGGGGCGCATCAACCATCACGAAACTGATGCCGCGCAGCATTCCGGCGTTAAACACGTCGTTTGCGAAGTTGGAGAGGTCGCGGCCTTCAAGGTCGATGTTGCTAGTGTATTCGGCCAGCGGGTTGCCTTCTGCGTGCTTGAGCGCGGCTGGTTGCTGGAAAACCTTTCCTGCCGCATCCTCGACAAACTTATTGATACCGTTGAACAGCGACGAACTGTTAAGGCGTGCGGTGTAGTCGTCGTCGGTTTCTTGCGGAAACTGCGGCAAGTATTTAACGCCCTGCTTGCGCATGTGCGGGCCGCCCTTATCCACATCAACAACGCGCTGGCTTTCGTTTAGCATTGACTGAACGACCGTTGAAACGGTGCTGACCGAATAGGATGATTGCGCCATCGTTGGCCCCTTGCGATTTAATTTGTTGCTTTATATCGCAACCTAAGCTGTTTTCATAGCCTCACAACAGCCTTAGTTGCGCTCTTGCGTTTCATTAGCGGCACCAAGGCATAGCGTAAGGCGTCGATGAAGTGGTTATGTTCGTCTGCGATGACCGGCAGGATATCGCCGGAAAGGCGGTCAACCTTGTAGCTGTAAAGCCGGAACTCTCGCGCCGTTTGCGGGCAGTCTGGGTGGATGACCACCTTGTCAAACGACTTGATAAACTCCACGCCATCCTCGACGCTGCCCGGCCACTTCTTGACGCTTTCCAGCCTTGGCAGGTGTTCGGCGCTGGGCGCGTGCTTCTGTGGCCGCTTTAGATAGCTGATGCTTTCAGGCCGGGCGCTGTCTGCCCGCGTTGCGTATTTGTGAAAGTCAGGGATTGCACGACATAGAAAACCCGCCGTGTCGTCCAGTTCCAGCTTTACCTTACCCGCCTCGTTGCGGATATAAAGCACGTTGTCGCGCACATAGCAGCGGATGCCTGCGGTCGGATCTTGTGCAAAGCCAAAATCAAGCCCCTGATACGGCCCATCAAATGTGCCGTCCACCGTGAAATCATCCACCGCGAACTTACCGCCGAAGACCTGCGCATCTGTCAGCGTCAGGAAGGCGCCCAGCCAAACGTGGTCATAGGTGTCTGGCCTGTCGCGCAGATCCCGCAGGCGTTCAGCATCCAGCACGTCAGGGAACCACGGGTTGGCATCGTAGTTGATGTGGGTCACGCAGATATCGGGATCGGGCGATGCGGCAAAGCGGCGGTGCGTGGCGCTGTCTGAGCTTTCGGGGTTGTAGCTGATGGCAAGCTGCGATCCTTCCTCGCGGATCGTCGGGATGAGTTTCAGCCAAGCCATCTCGCTGACGTTCTCTGCCTCTTCAATCCACGCATCCAAGATCCGCGCTTTTGACTTGAGGCTGTCCAGGTTATGACGCAGCCCGGCGAAGGCGAATGACACGCGTTTATCAGCCGTTCTGATGTATTTTTCCCCGATGTCGAAGTCTTGGGCCAGCCATGGCAAGCCTTGGATCGCTTGCTTGATTTCCTCTAAGCTGCTTTCTTCTAGGCTGTTGAGGTGTTCTCGGCCCGCAAGGATGACGCCGCTGCGCCCATGCTCTGCGTGCTGCTTTGCGCGGATTGCTGCCCAGATCGCTGCCGCGCGGGTTTTGCCAGATCCTCGCCCGCCCTTTAGAACGTGAAAGCGGGCGGGGTTGGCGAAGTTCTGGGCAATGGGCCGAGGGATATCAATCGTCTGCGTCGTCAACGTCAACGCCGTTGAAAATGATGGTGGTCGGCTTGGCTGTCATGCTGCCGTCGCTGCTGGTCAGGTCGATGTCCTGCTTTTCGCGCCAGTTTGCCTGCGTTTTCATCCAAAAGATCTGCGCCGCCGTGTCGCCGCTTTTGGCCTTATTGAACAGCGCCCCGCCGATTGTGGCGTTTGCCCTGGCTTTGGCTTGGTCCAATTCCTCGCGGTAGTATTTGCGCAAGGTCTTTGCGTCGATCCCGCCGATGATGTCGGCAATGACTTCCTGACGTGTGCCGATGGTTGTGTGCAGTGACACAAGCTGGCGCGTTGCGTTGGTCGGTTTATGCGGTCTGCGCGACATTGCTTAACTCCGCGTATGTTTTTCCGCTTTCTTCGTGCGTGGCCTCTTGGCCTGTGAACTCTTGCCAGCGTTTGATTATTACATCAACGTATTTCGGGTCTAGCTCCATCATACGGCAGTCGCGGGCGGTCTTTTCGCAGGCGATCAGGGTCGATCCGCTGCCGCCGAATAGGTCAAGGGCGATGCTGTTTTTATGATAGGCGTCCAAAATGTCCACGATCAAATTAACAGGCTTTTCGCAGCTATGAACTGTCTTGTGAACCTTTTTAGCCTCCCACACATCAGACGGAGCGTTAGCTGGATAAACGGGCTTCCCATTCAAGCAAAGATAAAAAGGCTCATGCTTTGGCCTTGAATAATACCCAATCCCAAAATTATTTTTCACCCAAATGTGCATTGCCTGTATCTTAAAAAATTTTTGCAAAGATCGCTCAAACGCGCCAATCTTCGACCATCCAGTCCAGACAAATGCGTATGTGTCAGGCTTCATGGATGCCAAGGCGGCAGCAAATACCGCATCCAAATAGATTTCAAAATCAACGCCTTCCAGCGCGTCGTTCATAATCTTGCCATGAGTGCCGCGCGGCGGAGCAAAATCAATCCCATAAGGCGGATCGGTGAACACCATATCAGCCTTGCGGGCATCCATCAACTTTTCCACCGCGTCGATGCTCGTGCTATCCCCGCACATCAGCCGATGCCGCCCCAGCAGCCACACGTCGCCTTCAACGGTGATGGGCTGTTCCGGCGCATCAGGCACCGCGTCCTCGTCGGTCAGCCCCTCGGTTGCCTCTTCGGCTGTGAGATCGGCAATTTCATCCAAGTCAAAGCCGGTCAGGCTCAGGTCAAAGTCAACCGCGTCTAGGTCTTGCATTTCGACCCGAAGCATTTCGTCGTCCCACCCGGCGTCTAGCGCCAAGCGATTGTCCGCGATGACGTATGCTTTGCGCTGGGCGTCGGTCAGGTGCGCTGCTTCGATTGTCGGCACGGTTTCGAGGCCCAGCTTTTGAGCGGCCAGTATCCGGCCATGCCCGGCAATGATGCCGTTCTCGCCATCAACGATGACCGGGTTCAGAAAACCGAACTCCTTGATGCTGGCGGCGATCTTGTCCACTTGGGCCGCGCTGTGGGTGCGGCTGTTCCTCGCATACGGCACCAGATTTTCCACTGGCGCCGGTTTATAATCGGGAAATTTCATCAGGTATTCATCCAGATGGGCCGCTTAACTCCGGCGTGATTGTAGCCCTTTTTGCTTGCTCTTACAAGACTGCGGTTATAATAGCGGCGGCTATCGATGTTTATCAGATCGGCCAGATCAAGGCGGTTGATTGCGCTGTTCACTTCCTTTTTGCCAATCCCAAGCCTGCGCATTAGGACATAGGCGCAGATTTTTTTCTGCAATGACATTTCGGCGCGGATTATTGCCTCGAGCACCTTGGCATCTATTTCCGCCTCGCGTGCGGAAATCTCTTCTTGTGAAAGTTGTTTGTAATCCAGCATGCCTACGCCCTTTCCAGCAGATCGACCCAAAGGCAGGCGGTGCAATCGCCGATCTGCACCTTGCGGTCGTGTGTCATGCGAACCACCCTTCAATATCCAGTCCCATGTCGGCAGCTTCTGCGCCGAGCCATTCAGAGCATTCAAGCCAGCCATCGCGTTTTATATTGCAACCGTGCAGAACGGCCCACAGGTATGCGTCGAGGCGATCCGCAAAATTCAGCATGCGCTGTTCGCCCATCGCTAGCTTGCTGGCGTAATCGATGCCGTTCTGTGCGTTCCATGCATCCTCTGCGGCGCTGTGCGCAGCTTCAATGTCGGGTTTTGCGCGCTTGGCTGGCCCCGGAACATCGCCGGTTGCGATTTCGGCCATATCATGCGTCAGCGCGGCCATCAGAAGCTCCCTGCGGCATTTGGGCCAGTAATGGGTTATGATAAGCGCCACGCGGGCGCTGTGTCCGCCTGTGTCGTCGTGCGTGTCACGCATGTGGATGTTTGTGTGCCAGCGGCGAACGAGTGTTGCCCGCCATTTGTTGATTGGTTTCATGAAACTTCTCATGTTGTTTCCCTGTTTGGTTTTTTTGCGCGGCGGGTCAACAGGAGGGAAAACCCCGCCGCGCGTGCCGGGTGATCAATCCCGGCGGTTTGACGTTACTTGCTCACGTCTTTTTTGTAAACGCTGCAATTTCCACGCGAACTTGATCGGCGCGAGCATCTGGGATTTCATCGCCCCTTTTGACCCACTTCCAGATTGCCATTCTTGACAGGCCAAGGATGCGCGCTGCGCTGCTTGGCCCTCCGAGAGCTTTGATTGCTTCTGATGCTTTCATTTTGTCACCATAGGATCAGCGGCTTGCCACGGACGTTTAACGTAATAGGTACTCCGCAGCTTTTCTTGACGTTGCCCGCTACGTTGCCCTTGACGGTTCCCTCGACGTTGCCCCCTACGTTGCCCCCTGCGTCGCCCTCGACGCTGCCTCCTACGTCGCCCCCAACGTAGCCCGCTACGTTGCCCCTTACGTTGCCTGCTACGTCGCCCATGACGTTTTTAATTTCTGTCCCGCACGTTGTAAGTGTGATGCGTCTTTCCAGCATCTCGATTTGCGCTTCTGTGAATTTAGTCATTGTGCTGGCTCCCTGCCGTTGCGTTCCGTTGCTTAGGTTGTAAACCCGACCGAAAGGCATGTAAACCCTAAATGGCAAAAAAGTTTGAGCAGCCAAAAGCAGCGCATCCAAGCCGCTGCGGTTTTTGCATTCGGTGGCCGATCTTGGGGCTGGTAGCTTAATCTTCTTTTTTACCCGCCCTATACCACCCCCTTGAAATCAGAACACAGCAACAGACCCTGTGCAGGGACTGTAGTAATAAAAGAAAAAAAAGGGGGGGGTTATATATATACAGTGTTCACAGGGGGTTGGCGAGCCTAGACCCCCGACTTACATTCTAAATCCACGCTCTTAATTTTACCTGCCTCACGAAAAACGAAAATGGTCAATTTGTCCGCTTTCGTGGATTTTACCAAAAAGACAGACCCGCCAAAAAAACAAAAGCCCCGGCCAGGTGATGGGCCGGGGCTTGCATTGGCCCATCTGTTGGGCCTATGGTGTGCGTGTTCAAAGCGCAGGTGATTTCTATGACATGGCATGAGGCCGGTCAATCCCTGCGGCAAAAAACGACAGGTGATTGACATGAAAGACACGTATGACGCAGCCCAGCAATACGACGCACTAGGCTGGGCGCTGGTGGCAATACCGGCAGGCAGCAAGGCGCCAAGCACGTTTGGCTGGCAGACCAAGGCCACGCACCCTAACCACTGGCGAAACAACGACACGCACAACATGGGGCTGCTGCATAGTTTGAGCGGCACCTGTGCGCTTGACATTGACGACATGGAAAAGACGCGCATGATTTTTGATGCGCTGAACATCGATCTGGACAGGATCCTAGCGGGGAACCCGCGCATTGTCGGAAACCCGGCGCGGGGCAAGGTGCTGTTTCGCGTGCCTGATGGGTTGATCCTGAACACGCACAAGATCAATTGGCCGGTGCGGGGGAACGTTAAGAAGCGTGAAGTCATCTTTGAACTGCGGGCGGGCCAGACGCAGGACGTGTTGCCGCCCAGCATTCACCCCGACACGCAGCGCCCCTATGAATGGGCCGGGGCGCCATTTGATGCGCTGCAAGAGATCCCGCCGCAGCTTTTGCACGTCTGGACAGAGTGGCCACGCTTTGCGCCACAGATGCAGGACGTTTGCCCGTGGCGACCAGCTCCTGCTTTCACGCCAAAGAAGCGGATGCGCCGGATTGAGGGGAACCAAGGCAGCTTGATCGAGGCTTACAACGATGCTCACAGCTTGCAGGATGAAATTGAGCGGGCGGGTTACGCACGCTTTGGCAATCGCTGGCTGTCGCCTAACAGCACCAGCAAGATCCCCGGCTTTGTGTTGTTCGAAGATGGGCGGGGTTACAGCCACCACGCATCTGATCCGTTTGGCGATTTCAGCGTGGATGCGTTTGAGGTATTCTGCCAGTTTGAGCACATGGGCAACGTCAGCGCGGCGGTAAAGGCTGCGGCTGAGATATTGCAGCTTGACCAGATGCCCCGCGCGCCATCGGACGAAGAACGCGAGGAAATGCGGCGGGACATTGAACACGGCAAGCATGTTGCGTCTTTGATCTTGAA